TGATGCAGACCCTTATGAATCTGCTGCTAAAAATGCAACAGGAACAATAGCAATAGAACCTTTAAGTATTAATAGTGCTAATGAATATAGACCTGTTGCATTAATAAGTGGTACTACTTATGCAGATGGTACTGCTGTGCTTGTAAATGATGCTAGTGGAATAACAAATTTAGAAACAACATTAATAGTTGATGATGGTGATTGGTTTAAGGCTTCAGATTTGATTTTAATTGGTTCTGAGGTTATAGAGGTAGAATCTGTTTCAACCAATACTTTAACTATAAAAAGAGGTTTATTAGGTTCTGATGCAGCAGCAGTTGCTGATGATGCAGCTTTAAATTATTTTTTTGGCAATGAATATTTAGCATTTGATAATGGCAAGTGTATGTCAGACAAAAAAGGTAGATTTAAACAAAGAGGTGGTTTCTTTGGATATGCAAGAACTGCTGACAAAAAAGTAGATGGTGTTGTAGCAGGCTCAGTTGCAATAGGACCTTTCTACACAGAAGGTGGTTATTTAGATTGGGGTTTAAATGGTATAACACCTAATACAGAAACAGGACTTGCAGCTTCAACTGAATACACATTTCATATTGTAATAGATGATTTTAATGATGGTGGATTTGATAGTTTAACTACAGAGGCAGCAGTAGCATTTACAACAGATGCTTCTGATACAACATTTGCTGGTAGTTCTAATTCAGTATTAGCTAAAATACAAGCAGCATTAGATACACAATTTTATACTACTGCATCAAAATTGCTTAATAAGAAAGTAAAAATATTTATACACAATGGTGATGTTAGAGTTCAATCAATGTCAAATAATTCATCAACAAGGGTTGGAATTGGTAATGTATCAGGCACTACACCTTTTGGAGTAGGTGCTTTTCCTACATTAGCAAGTAGTGTTCCAGTATTAATGGGTTCTTTGCATGGTGGTGGAACAACAGATACTATTGTCTTTGGACCTAAATCATCATTAGCACAAGAAACTATACAAGATAAAACTACTGGTGTTAATAAGTTAAATGAAAAAGCATTTATATTTGATGATGGTAATGGCAATTTATTATACTTAGATAAAGTTGTAGGTAGTATTTCCTATGATTTAGGACATTGTGAATGGGCTATAGGTTCACTTCCTGAGGCAGAATTTAAAATTTATGCAGAATCACACTCTGCACATTCAGGTGGTGTTTCATACTTAGTAAATGCTTACAATTCAATACAGCAAATAAAAGCAAGAAGTGTTAATCCAATTAAAGATACAAAAATAGAAGCAATAGTGTTAGGATAATTATGGCATATAAAATGAAAAAAAGAAAAGTAGGTAGAGGTAGAACTACAAGAATAAAAAGAGCAGGTAAAAAGATTAAATCATCAAGAGGTTTAACTGGTAGAAGAGGAGCAAGATATTAATGGCTACAAACTTTAAATATGCAACTATACAAGAATTAACTAAATACTTTAACAGAGTAGGTGACTTTGATTCTAAGTTTCAATTATTTAATCCATCTACCAATAGTAATCTTCACACATTTCATAATACTGGATATGTTGATAAGTTTTTTATAAATGGTGATGAACAACAAGCACAAAATTCTAATGCTGATACACCAAATGCTAACAATGAATGGTTATATACAGAATCAGAAAATAAATTAGAATATTATAGTGATGTCTATACATCTACTACAATTAATGAGCAATCATTTGAAGGTGGACAAGATTTTGAAGATACACTAAATCAAGCATTAGTAGATGCTTCTTTAGAACTTCATAACTATCTTGATATAAGATATTCAACACCTTTAGAAAAGATTAAACAAACTGATACAGATACTGCAAGTGTTTTAATAGCAGAAGAATATGACCCTATTATCATTAAAGCAGTATGTTATATTGCAACTGCTAATCTTATTAGAGCAAAAGAAGGTGCATCAGAAGAAGCAGATTATTATTATAATTTAGTAACTAATCCTGAATCAACTGGTTTAATTGACAAATTAAATGAAGGTGTATTTAAACTATCACATGAAGTAGATGGTAATGATAAAAAAGGTTCTATAAGATACAGAAATGTGTCAGGAACAATGGATTTAGTAGAACTTGCTGGTGAATATCAAGGTGAGTTATATGATTTACTTAAAGTAGAGATTGAAGCAACTGGTGCATATGGAACAGCAACATTTAAAGTTCATTACTTATCTAATGACCAATTATTTGGAGCAGTATCATCTGCTGAAAAAATAACTGGTGGTTTACAACATATTCATAATGGTATTTTTGGTAGATTTATGGGTTTACAGGCACAAGATGGTGATATTTGGGAGATTGAAGTGTTTGGTAGACATAGGAAACAAACAAATAAAAGCAATGCTACCATTGAAATGGTTAGATAATGGCAGTTACCTACTCCAATGTATGGAAAAGCATTTTAGTGGCTTTAAAGAGCAAAATTAGGGCAGAGATGAAATGTCCAGTAATTAGTAACTTTGATGAAACAAATAAGTCAAATCATTTTATCAAGTTAATACCAAGAGGTTCAGAACAAGGTGATGTAACCAAACATTCTGAACACAGGATTTTTAATATAGATATTATTTATTATTTGATTAATAGAAATAATGCACAATTTCAAGACTATGTGTTTAACCAAGCAAGTATTTTGGAAGCACTAATACATGATAATCCAACATTATCATTAGCTGATTCAACAGTTGCTTATAATTTAAGAAGTGGTAACAATGAATTAGGTATAGAGGTAGAAGAAGAATATGAAGATTACTATGCAATGTCTTGGAATTTTAGCTGTGAACACTTAAATAACTTAGGATAAGAATATGAAATACAAAGCAAAACCATCTTACTTAGCATTAGATGATACAAAAAATTTTAATTCTTTATTATCTGCTTCATCACATTTATTATTAAAAGCAGGTTTAGAGATTGAATGGAATAAAGATATTCCAAAAGACTTAAAAGAACATTTAACAGAAATAAAGAATACCAAAGGAGGTAAGAAGTAATGGCTAAAAGTGGCACATTTCAAACAAAACAAAATACAACTGTTAGAATAGTAACAGAAGCACAAATGGGTACTACACCTACAGATTCTGCATACCTTACTATGCCTATAACTGATTTTTCATTTAGTGAAATCAAAAAACATTCACTTAGTGTAGCACCTCCAAGAGCAGGAGCAGGAGCATTTACACAATCTGATGATATGGTAAAATGGCAAAGACATGATAGAATGTTTGATGTTTCAGTAACATTTCATGCAACTGCACAATCAATTGATAGAATTTGCTTAGCATTGTTTGGTGATGGAACAACACCTAATGCACTACTTGGCTCAATGCCTTCTGTAACTGCATATTCACATGGAACATCAAATGCTGTTCCAGTTACAATGTTATTTGAAAATTCAGCACATGATGGTGATACAGTTGATATGTATTTTACATCTTGTTTATGCACAGGACTTACATTATCAGGTGATATTGGTTCAAATGGTGGAGTAGTTATGGGAACTGCAACTTTCCAAACTGCATACAAACCAACAGAAGCAGCATTATCATTAAGTGGTACTGAAACTACATTAACAGCACAAACAACTATGTTTAATATGCATGACTTGCAAACAACAACACTTGATAGTGAAGATTTGTTATTGTATAGTTTTGATTTAAATATAGCAAGACCTGTAAATAGAATTGGTTTTGATTCAGGTAATAGTTTTAGACCAATGGGTTATAGTGTTGGTGGCTATGAAGTAACAGGTTCATTGACTTGTAAAAGAGATGGTGAAGTTGATGATGCTATTGATAATGAAGCAGGTATGGCTCTTGATATAGATACAACAGTATTTCAAATATCAGGAAGCAAAGTATTTGTTGATGAAGCAGGAATTAGTTTTGATGATGATGGTTGGAAACAAACAATACCATTAAGATTCACTTATGATTCTGCTGCAACTTCAAATGCAGTTGTTACAATAGGAACAGCAGCTTAATTTAACAGTTAAGTAAGAGTTAGTTAAGGGTTAGCTAACTACTATATATAAATATATATATAAATAAAAGGATAAGGGTAAATGAATAAAGTAAAAATAAATGGTGAAGGTTTAAAAGAATTTGAAATAGATTTTATTGAACCTTTGTATCAAACAAGAAAAAAGTTATCAGTTCTTATACATAAATTAAGAACACCAAAATATACAGATGAATTAGGACATTTGTTTTTTTGTTATGATATAGCTAAAGAAATTACTGGTTTAACAGATGAACAATTAAATGTTTATACTGATTCACAGATAATGGGTATATCTTTAAAGGCTATTGATTATTTGTCAAAAAAAAAATAGATGATATACTTTTTTATTTAAATATAGCTATTTCATACTTTGGTGTTAGTAATAATGGAGATAATGGGTTTAAGTTTCCTTATAAAGCAATTTCTCCTGTGAATGGTAAGAGAAAATTATTTGAAAACATAGAGGATATTTATAAAGAATTAGAAATGTGTTATGATGAGATTATAGAAAAAGGCATATCAAATAAAAGTAAAACTTTATATGAAGAACATTTTTATTTTTGTAATACTTATGATTTATTAGATGAAAAATATCAACAAACAATAAAAGAATACTCATATTCTAAGACATTTTCATGTCCTCCATACCCTTCAATATCTGAAACACCAATACAAATTATTGATGATTTTATGTTAATAGAAAAAGAATTAAACCAGTTAAAAGCAAAGGATTCTAATGGCAGGTAAAATACAACAAATTATTGAAGTTATAACTAAAGGTGCTGGTAAATCTGAAAAAGAAATTAAAGGTGTTAGTGGCAGTTTAAAAGGACTTGCTAAACAAGCAGGTGTTGCAGCAGCAGCATATTTTGGAACAAGAGCATTAATAAATGGTATACAAGGTTCAATAGATGCTTTTGCACAACAAGAATTAGCACAAAAAAAATTACAAGCAGCACTTGGCAAAACATCACCATTATTATTAGCACAAGCAAGAGCATTACAACAAGTTAGTATGTTTGGTGATGAAGTTATTCTTGAAGCACAAAGTATGATTGCATCTTTTGTTAAAGAAGAAAGTGCTATTGCAGCAGCAACAAAAGCTACACTTGATTTAGCAGCAGCAAAAGGAATGGATTTGGTTGTAGCAGCAGATTTAGTATCTAAAACACTTGGTTCATCTACTAATGCTTTATCAAGATATGGTATTGAAGTTGTAGGAGCAGTTGGTTCTACTGAAAGATTAGAATCATTAACTGGTAATTTAGCAACTGTATTTGGTGGTCAAGCATCACAACAAGCACAAACATTAACTGGTCAATTAGAACAAATGAAAAATGCTATGGGTGATACAGCAGAAGATTTAGGTGCTTTACTTGCACCAGCAATAGGTAATGTAGCAGGAATATTAAAAACAGCAGCAGAAAATGTAAGTGATTTTATAGCAGGTTTTACAGACACACCATTAGATTCTATTATCAAAAAATTAGAAGATTTAGGTTCTGCTGGTGAAGGTTTATTGTTATTAAAAAATTTACAAATAGATAGAGATTTAAAAGTTGTTAATTTAGAATTAAAAGAAATGGCTAAAGGATATACAAGCATAGAACAACTTACAGAAAAATCTAATGCACTAACCTCTGAAGCAGGAAATTTAGCTATTGAATTAGCTGATATACAAAAAAATCTATCAAAAGAAGATGAAGAAAGATTAAAAGATGAATTAAGAAGGTCAAAACAAACAATACTTGCAAGAGGAACATCTTTAGATTTTTTAGCAAAAAAAATAGAAAATGAAACAGAATTAGAAGAAAAATTAGGAATTGCACAAACAAACAGAATCAATCAAATAGAAAAAGAATTAGAATTTTTACCTGATATAGGTGCAAAAATTTTAGAAAGAAATGAATTAGAAGCACAAAGAGTAGAAATTGCTAAAAACCTTAATAAAGAAAAAGATATTGAATCAGGTAAAGAAATAAATTTGCAAAAAATAAAACAAAAAGGTAATGAATTTTTAGATAAAGAAAGAGACAAAGCATTAACAAAAAACTTTGAAGCTGATGGAGCTAAAGCAATTAACAATGCTTGGGATATGGCAGGACATGCTTATTCTTATGGTGCTGAAAGAGGAGGACCATTCCTTGGTGCATTGTATGGTGGAGTTGCATTGTCTGCTGGATTTGCTTATGCAAAAAATATAAAAGCAGCACAATATGGAGCAGATTTTGTTACTGATGGTCCTCAAATGATGATGGTAGGTGAAGGTAATGGACCTGAGAGGGTTCAAGTAACACCTTTAGTAGACCCTAATTTAGATGGACCACAAGGTGGTGGTATGACTATTAACATACAAGGTTCTGTTATAGGAACTGAACAATTCACAGAAGATGTCTTGATGCCACAGATAGAAGAAGGTTTAAGGCTTGGAAATAGAATTTAATGGCATTAATTAGTCAAAATTTTAAGAATGACACACAAGGAAACAATCTATCTGTAATACCAGTAGTTATAGTTGCAGAGTTAGAAGATGATAAATACAATCTGTTAGATAGCTTCTCTACTTCTAATTTAATTCTACAAGACCAAGATAACAATTCAATAGAAACAAAAGAGATACTGCAAAACATATCAAGTGTTAAAAATTCTATTGATTATGAACAAAAAAATATAAAAGTAAATACATTTAGATTTAGTTTATATAACTATTATGATGTAGTTACTAAATTAACAAATTCAGTATCATTTAATGATTTAAATTCCTTAATAGGTAAATATGTTATCTTATACTATAAAACACCTACATGCAGCAAAATAAACCTAAATAAAAATATACAAGAGTTATCTAATGATGATTGCAGTATTATGTTCTATGGTATTGTAAATAGAATATCACAATCAGGTGATAAGATTTCTATACAAGCAGAAGATTTTACACAAGATTATATAAAAGATAAAAAACTACCAGCTACTAAGTTAGCAGACCTTGATGAAAATATTAAAGATGGTATATCTGATTTAGATGAAACTAAGCCTGTTCCTATGGTTTTTGGTAAAGTAGATAAAGCACCAAGTATTGTATATCAAACTAACTTAGAAAATAATGATGGTTTTAAATCATTAGGTATGATTCATGATAGTAAAGAAATAAATGGGAACTTTTCTACAAACAAGGTTGCAACAACTTCTAATTATAATCATTTTTTATATTTAACAGAAGATGATGACTATGTAGTATTTCCTTATGATGTAGAATTTGATGCTTATAATAGTAAAACTAACTTTGTAAATCCACAAACTTGGACATTAGAAGCTAATGATATATTACCTGAATTAGAACACACACAATCAACACCAATATTATGTATGGGATATGCTTTCCCAGTTAGTGCATTAGTAGATTTAACAAGTGAAAACCAATTAGATTCTTTATTAGATGTTATAACAGATGATAATATAAATGAAAATACTGATGCTATGTTTGATAATTGGGGTTATGATAAAAAATGGTATAGAGATGATGATGCTTATACAGGTAGCTATGACCCTAACAATGTATTTAATGTAGAAGCTAAAACATATATAGCAGGTGAAGATAATCACAAAGGTAGATGGATATTATTAAAATTAGATAAAACAAAAAAGTTATTTAGATTTGATGGATATGCAAAATTGTTTGCAGGTTTAGATGAAAATGGATTAGCAATACAAAATACTAACACAGAAAGACAAGAACTATTTTTAAAACCATTAAATACAGACTTACTAAAAGAATTAGTTGATAATGATGTATCAGCAGATGATTGGGCATTTAGTATATTTGGAGATAGTGTTGGATTAATAAATCCTGAATTATTAGAACCAGTTGGTAGTCCAAGATTTAGATTAGAAACAACAGAAAATGAAAGAATTACAAGAATAGCAAATATAAAAAACTATCAAGAAAATGGTTTTTCACATACAGAAGCTAAACAAAGTTTTGATGAAACTAAAGATATTAGCAAAGTTTTATTATATGAAAACTTTGAATCTAATAATAACCAATCATTAGGGTTTCAATTATCTAACTTTTCTTTTATGTATTTAGTAGAAAAAACAGATTATGAATCAGATACATTTTATGCTTCTATTGAGGGTAGAAAAGATTATCCTTCAACAGAAAATATAAATAACAATACACCTTTAGAAGATGAAGCAGTTACACCACATGCTGTGGTATCACTTGGTTTAAATAATACTTTACCAAATTTTGATAATATTATAAATGAATGGGATTTGTATTTTGACCAAAAATATCATAATTTTTCACATAGAGATACTACAAGTTTTTTTAATCCTTTGTTATATATAAGTCAAGACTTTGCAGTAGATAATAATTTTACACCTGATAATGATTTTATTTTAGAAAATTTAAATTTTAAAACAACTTCAAATGAAGATGATTCACCATTTGTCAATACAAATCAAATTGTTAATAATGTTATACATGGCTTAGTCAAAAAATTATATATAAATGTTATAGACAATATTATATATAATGACCCTGAAATTAAAGAATTAGCAATAAGAAGCTTTAATGGCACAACATCTGAAGCAAATTATAATTATTGGTTTTCTAAAACATTAAATGATACAGATTATAGTGATTTAATATCTTCTTCTTTTTTTATACCATTAGATTCAGGTAATCAAGAATTTAATTATTTTTTTGACCAATTAATTTTTGAACTAAATACAAAACTACAAGAATTTAAAAATCATAGGACTCTATTAATAACATCTATATTTAAATATTTATATCAACAAGATATAGAGGTAGATACATTGGGTTTGCAATTACCTGATTGGGATTTAGGCACAGATTTAAATGTTTTAGAAAGTATAGATATATGGATTGATAATTTAACACCATATTTAGATGAACTAATAAATGTAATAAATAAAGATATTTTAGATGCAAATTCACATATTGGTGAAGGCATAGGAACTGATACTGGAAATAGATTAGAATTATATTTATGGAATGAAAATCCTAATGAAAATGGGCAACAAAGACCACATCTAATAGAACTATGGAAACACATAAATTATGATTCTATAAAATCAGAATGTTTTACTAATTTAAATATAAGCTTTGAAACAAATGGAATAGTAGAAAAACCAACAGATATATTTATTAACTTATTATCAAGAGAACTTAATTATGGTTTAGGTGATAATGTTTTAGATACAGACTTTTTTGACCATAATCTTATAGAAGAATCAAGAGCAGTATATGATAGTTGGAAAATGGGATTTTGCATAGATGATAATGTAGAGGCTAAAAACTTACTACAAGACATATCTAAAGAAACACAATCATTCTTTAGTTTTACACCTGAAGGGAATTTTGGGTTAATAACAATTAAAAACAATTACACAGAAGATGATATAGATTATGTTATAGATGAAACTGATGTTTTTAATTATAGTATCAGTAGAACAAAAAGAGAAAATGTTATTGTTAAAAATAAATGTTTTTATAGATATGATAATGGTTTAGATAAATATACTTTTGATACTGGTGAATTAAATATTAATGCTTTACTGGATTATACTGGTGAACAATACTATAACATTAATGAAGATACTGCCTTTAGTGAAAAAGAGTTAAGGTATCACACAGATACTGCAACTGTTGAAAAATTTCAAGCATTTGATTTGTTAAATAATTGCAACCAACACTTATTAATTAATATGGACTTACCACTTAGCTACACAGTTAAATGTGGTGATATATTGCATATACCATTGTTAAATGATACAAAAGCATTTGGAATAGATTATAGCAAAGTAGAAATGTTAAATGGGCAACCTATATATCCTTTATGGATTGTTACTGCAACAGATTATAGCTTAGATAAAATAAGAGTGTCTGCATATCAATTACATTATTTAGGCACAGATGGTTTACATGGTTTTGGTGAAAATTATGATGTAGTAGCAAATCTAAGACAATTTAACACTACATATCCTAATCTTAGAAACTATAATTATTTACCACCAGCAGAATTAAATCCTAATGTAACTTATATACAAGGACAAGAAATACCTTATGGTGATTTAAATCAAGATGGTATAATAGATATAACAGATATTATAGGACTTGTAAATATGGTTATAAACAATGAATACTCTGATATAGCAGATGCAAATAATAGTGGAACTACAAATATAACAGATATAATAGAACTTGTTAATACAATAATAGATTAATGAATAAATTACTAATAAAAGAAAAGTCAGTAGAGATTAACACAGATATAGTGTATCAAGGCATTGAAATTAGATACAAGGGTGAATTGTATATAAACAATAAGCTGCCTAATGATTTTATAATTCAAAAAGGTAATAACAAAATTATAATAATAAGATTTAGCACTAATGATGAGATAATAGAAGAATTGTTTGAATATAATGGTAATTGTAATATTTACTATGCAAAGATGGTAGATAAAGATTTAAATGAATATGATTTGATTACTAAGAAACCAGCACTACAAACTTGGGGTGCATTAGGAACTAAAAGATTAGATGATAATACTACATCTAAATATTTATGGGAATCATTAACTACTGATTATGATGACTTAACATTCAATGGTAACAATAGTTATGTTAAATCATTAAAGCAAGTATCAAAGATAGATAATGAAACAAATACTATAACTACAACCAAAGAAACAAGCAGGAAATTATCATATTTAGGCAAAAAAGATACTGGTTTAACAAGATTACAAGATTTAAATACAAATACTAACAAAACTAAAAAAAGCCTTAAAAAAGGGCAACAAATTAAAAGAGGTTATTAATGGGAAATTTTCAATTAGCAGACAAACTAACATTTTATACAAGCTATCCACTCTATGCCTATGCAAGTGGTATGTTGGAGTTAGCAGAATCAGATACTGATTTAACACAAGAACAACTATTTAACTTAATTAATTTAAATCCATCTAAAATATCTTCTTTTAATACACAAGCATTAGATAGTATAGGTTTTTATATAAATCATAACATTAAACCTGATTTCTTTATGACTTTAGGACATAACTTTGCAAATCAACAAAATTTAACATTACAAGGTGATGATGGTGTATTAGATGCTACACAAATAGTAAATTCTAATATAGATACAGATTGTGAATATAATGGCTGGAGTTTAGTTAATTTAGCCAATGTAGATAGTAAGTCTATGATTATGCAATTTAACAATCAATCTGATAATATGGTTGGTAGCTTTTTATGGGGTAGAAAGTTTGTTGCACCACAGAATGTAGATGTTAGCCAAACACATTCTGTTAGCTATGGTTATAAATCTAAAAAATCTGTATCAGGTAAAACTATATCTACTCTTAATTATTCTAAAACTGGTAAATGGTTGTTAGATGCTTGGGAATTAGATGCAGATGCAGCAGATACAAGAAATATGCCTACAAATTCAAGAAATGGTATTAGAACTTGGTCAGTTAATTTTAGCTTCTTACAAGATAGCAAGATGATGGCACAGAACAACATGTTGAACAGTAATAATTTTAGTCAGGATACACAAGGTGAATACTCTTTAGGAGCAGATGGTTCAAGTCTATCTGATACTAATAATAGCACAGATTTTTATACATCAGTAATTAAGATGACTATGGGAGGACATTTGCCATTAGTGGTTAATATATCTGATTCTGCAAATTCAGACCAATGGGCAATAGTTAGAATATCTGATTATTCTATAAGTCAAACCAATCCCAAATTTCTAAATTATAAGTTGGTGTTAGAAGAACAAGTTTAATCTCTGGTAAATACCCTTATCCTCATCATACAGAGTAAGTGAAACCCTCTTAATTGAGGGTTTTTCTTTTCTATAAACATTTTTTATTTGGTTTATATTAATATT